TACTCCATCGCTGGCATTTGAGTATGTAGCATTGCCCAACAATGAACCGGTGGTTGAGCCACCTGTTGCGGCATTACCGTGAATCATTGCTGTCCAATCAAATTTGCGTTGATTGGTGAATAGGTTGCTGGCAACCGTTACAGTATTACCAAACCAAGCTGGTGTAATACTTGTAACAACAAGTTGTCCTACACCATCGGGGTTAACTGTTATGTTACCGTTTGACCCAGCAACAGTGGTTAATGTAGTATTATTAGAAAATACCAGGTCACCACCTGCGGGTAATATTACGTTGCCTGTGTTATCAAATGTGTAACTATAACTACCGGCTACTAGTGTTACGTTACTGCCTGTACCGTAGATATTGCCAGCTGTACTAACGGTGCCAGTTGCTCCTGTTAGACCAGTTGCTCCAGTTGCGCCTACTCCTGTGGCGCCAGTTGCGCCATTTGTTCCAGAAAGTCCTGTGGCCCCTACTGTGCCCTGTGGGCCAGTGGCACCTGTCAAACCTGTTGCTCCATCATTCCCACTAGGACCAGTTGCGCCACTAGTTAAACCACCAAAAATACTTGTGCCGTTGGCAAATTGATAATTGTCGAATCGAATAATGCCAGCACCGGTAACGTTAATATTTTGTACAGTTAATGTGTTGTTGTTTGGATTATATATTAAAGATTCATCCGTATATGCTGCCGCATTGCCAGTGGATTTATCATACATTGATACATAATAATTTCTATTGGCTGATGTAGTTGATACGGTTTGATATAGAGAAACGTTACCAGTCTGGAAAGTACCGTTATAACCAGCAACATCTCCGGTGGCTCCTTGTGGTCCGGTGGCTCCGCTAGTACCAGTTGCACCAGTAGTACCTGTGTTACCTTGTGGTCCGGTCGCACCTTGTGTGCCACCACCGCCAGCGCCGATCGCTGTGTTCTGGAATGTGCCATCGCTGAATATGATTCCTGGCCACATTGAGGGTGCAGGACTAGCCTGCATGTTGGTCTGTGGTAGTACAAGGTTGCCATCTGTACCAAAAGTCCAGCCGGCTTCATCACTATATACGGTAGAATCAGAGATGCTTAGATTACTGAGATAGGTACTGACAGGTGGAGCAACCGTGGGGCTAGCATCGACCCATTCTGTGCCGTTATAGATGTAAGTACGGCCATCATCGGTATTGTACCAAATTGTTCGAGTGCCGGCGTTGGGTGTTGTTCCTACTGTAGGAACAACATTAGCAATAGCTGTATCAACATAAGTTTGATTAGTATAGTTGGCATCATTGTTAAGCGCACTTACGTTAGTAGGAACCATGACATTGGCCACAGCGTCTGTTACATAAGCCTGTGTTGCGATGTGGTAAGTGGCAAAATCATTTGCCACATCAGTATTGGTGATATAGCCCACATCATTGACAAATCCTGATAAGGTAGTGGGAGTATCAACAGTGGGACTAAAGGTATTGCCATCAATGATCAGGTTGCCTGTTGAGTCAATAGTTAAGGTATGATATCCAACGTTAACATTGCCAACATTAGACAATAAATGATTGATTTGTGTTTGCTGGCCAGAGGCATTGGCTAACAAAGAATTTATATTGATAATAACATTAGAATCTAAATTATCAATGCTACTAACAGCCGCAGATAAGTTAGCTAATGTAGAATTAATATTGCCAAAATCTGATGGGCTAGCCATGGGATGACCACCGGGAGTAATACCATCCTGTACTCGTAGGGTACCTAATCCAGTGTCAATGATGATTTCGCCAACAGGGCCTACGTATGTACCGGCCGAGGCAGTATTGCCGCGTTTAAATAAGATTTGACTAATATTGATACGTGCCATAGTTCTTAGATTGTCCCACCATCAACTGAATATATATCTGTCGGACTCGGTGCCACTGTGGTTTCATAATAGCCCGGTAGTATTTCTAAGTCCAAAGGAACACCATAGTTGTCGTTAATATACACAGGACTTGTTTCGGTTGTGCTTGTAACGGTAGTACTAAATGTTAGTTTGTAAAAACGATTTTCTAAACTATTAATGGTGTTGGCATCAAATACAAAGGATCCTTGGCCTAACTGGATGTTGGCAAATGTTACAGCATAGCTTTTAACGGTAACTTGATTTGTAGGGTCCTGTATACTGGCGGTTACTGTACTGCCAGTGAGATCAACTGATTTTTGATCTTGATTTTTAACAATAACTTGGATAGGATTGTCTACACCTTGGTAGACTTTAATAGGGCGGCTATACACTTGGCGATTCCTTGTTGTAAATATCGTAGGATCAAAAACTTGAACTTCCGCGGTGTTTGGGTAGAGATATGCTTTTACGGTTATCATTTTAATCCTTTATCCTATATTTATACGATATTCTTTTGATTAGATGGCATCCAAAATATAAATAAAACTAATGAACAACGATAACACCACAATCCTTAACTCCTATCCTTTTCTTTCCCATATAACATACGGAGGTTGCGACTACATCGGAATCATACAAAATTCAGATGAAGTTATAACAACACTTTATGACTTTGGCTTATTAAAAGGTGAAGAAGTTAAGAAGATCTTCTTAACATTAGGCGAAACATGGTGGTGGGAAAGTAATAGACTTATGCCTATTAATGTGTTTTTAAAAGCTGATTGGGTGCTGTTTAGAACTTGTCTACGTACCATGAACAGCAAAGACGTGGAAATAAAAATGGGCCCTTATGTGAGCCTTAAAGAAATGTCAACTAAACGTAGTAAACGTAAATCAATCACTTTAGTCCGCAAAGTTAGTCAATAAGTTTTAATAATAGTACTTGTTATACTAAATCAACAAATCACACGCTGTAACGTTCTTGCTCAGTTAAAAGATTCATATGAACGCAAACGAGATGTGAGTAGGCCACACCGTGACTTTTTTTGAATCCATAACTACCATCGCTACTCTTTTCCCACACAGTCCTTGCGACCTCGGCCCAAGGCAGTCCTATTAAGTGCCGTTTAGCCGGACGTATTACACTCAAGAACATGGCCATCCTAGGAATTGAATTAACAGCTTCGGGCATCTTAATCAATGTTTTATAATGATTCCCAATATGTATTAGCTTACTACAAAACTCTGGATCGTATAACCTATCCCATTCTGGTTCTTGATCAATTAATTCTGTTAAATGTGTGTCATTCTTTATCTGGGTATATAATGATACGTTTAAAAAATCTAATTTTATATAGCCACGTTCCTCAGCCACTTCATAATCCAAACTAGCCCGGCCTGTAAAAGGATCTACTGGTACATCAGTTACATACACGCCAGTGTTATGCGCTACCCACTTGTCGTCACGATTGATACTTGCCGGTGTATGATCGAGCAAACTTAATGCTTGACTACGATCACTAAAATCTATATCAATGTCCGACTTAAATTTCATAGTCCAGCTTTTCCTAAGATATCTTTAACCCATTCGGTATCGGCTAGGTAGTCTTTAAACTTACGTTGCCAATGCTCGGGGTCGATCCAAGGTAACACTATTTGTACTTGTTCTTCAGTGAGCGAATCCAAGAAGGCATGTCCACTGTCACAGTTATATACCACCCAAGGGCTAATCCTGCCAGTGCTGATATGATGACAAATACGATTGCTATTGGCGTAACGAAAATAATCTGTAAAACCATTTTTAAGATTTGGGTGATCATCTGCATAATCTTGCATCTCCTTTAATGCTCGTTCAAGAGCGTCTTGTACTGCTTCACGGCGTAGATATTCATGTAGGTATGTAACATAAAATTCATCCTTGCACCACTGGTCTATTTTTTTATTGTTTTTTAACAGCCATTCTAAAAAAGCTGAAGGGTTGACGCCGCGTATACCAACCATGTGACGACCCCACTTAACGAAAGCATTATAATAAGGACTAGTGATAAAATCTGCATAACTTTTTAGCTTTGCGCTACCTTGTGTAATTTCATAAAAACGTAAGTAAGCCTTTAGGCCTAATTGTACTCCTACTTCTTTTTCTTGTTGCCAACGGCGCTTGGGCTCGCAAAGATGTACCATAAGGCTTGACTCCTTACGGAAACTCTTTTCACAATAGCGACACTTATAGGTCGGACTTAATTCGTTTATCATCCCATCCAAGTTCTTTTGCCATTCGTTTAAGATCATCTTTATCATTAATATCCGTTAATAGTTTAATGTCGTCTTCTTTAAGGTGCGGATATTGTTCGCGAAAAAACTTTGCTGCCTTGTTGTTATTTTCTTTTTTCTTGGGTGCAATCCATTGATGATACTGATTTCCCAGTCCCGGACTAACCGTGGTGGCTAACAACCACTGTAATTTTTTATGTTGCGCTGTATTAACATCAAAGAAATTCTTGTTTAAGCGTTCATTTGTACTCATTAGATAATAGGCCTGCATGTCTGCATTACCTGTTACAGTAGCACCGTAGCGAATCATCAAGAAAGGACTAAACTTTTTCTTTTCTTGGTCGTCAAGACTATCGTAGAATCCGCGATTCTTACGATCAAACGCAGTCATTTCACTCTTAATACTTAATTTATCTTCACTCATCGTCAATCTTTTGATTGTTCCGTTTTTCTTGTATAGTTAATTTATCTTTATGCGTTTTACGAGGGTTACCACACAAGTAACAATCAGGATTGCCACAATCCATTGCGTGATGTTTTGCAAGACGGTGTGGCTCCGCTACTATAGGATCGTTCTTAGTAAGCCCGTGTACCTTAGCAATCGTTAATTGCCGTTTAATTGAATTCCACGCACGATGTAAACGTGTGCTGTGTTTGATTTTATCTTCTTCTTTGCTCATACTGGATGCCATCCCGGTGGGTCTTCACCTTTTTGTAATTCGTATATAATTATAACACGTTCTATAGCTTCTTGTAAAGCGGGATTTGTCCGAGCCAGTATATGAATGCGTTCCCATAACTCAACTCGTTTAGCCCTAGCATCTTGTTCTAGTAAATCATAGTCCCACCCAATGGGAAAACGATCGCCAGGATGGGCTCCTATTTCCCTGGCATAGGTTACACCGTTGGCTTTTTCGTATACGTAAGTGGCACCAGGTTTGAGTCTGCCCATCTTACCATACTTTACCGTAGTCTACTACTTCGCTTTGGCGACTAATGTCTTTGATAAAGAAAGCACACATTGGTTTTTCGCCTTCGGTTAACGGAATGGCCAACATCTGTCCAGGTTTGAGTTTAGGAAAATACCATTTAACATCTTGATAAATGTCCACAATTTCCACTGGATGGAATTCAGGTTTAAAACTTGTCAATGGATTAAATGTAAAAACGTTAAATCCGCGATCGTTAATACTAGTCAATGGCACTACTTCCAAGTCGCCAAAGTCGGGTTCGCCAATAAGTAGTTGCCAATCCACTGGCATACGTATAATGTTTTCGCCAATCTTTAATACCAATGCTGGACTATTAAATGATTCTAAAAAGATTAAAGGAATATAAAAGTAATCAGGATCTTTAGGATCGCTATTGTCCAATACACAAAATCTCACTTCATCTATCTCGTCTGGAATTGCATCCATGGAGTAACTTGTATTATCTAAGGTTAAAATCCTCATTGCCAGTTGGCCTTTTCTATAGTAAATGGGTAATTTGCTTCTTTATAAAAAACTTTGCGTTTTGTTAAATGTCTTTTTGCGAATTTACAGGTGCTGGTGACGTCCCAAATTTGGACGAAATCTTTGTCCTCCGCTTTCCTAATACCACGCCCGATGGACTGAATAACTCGTACAAAGGACTTACCAGGCTCAATAAGCACAAGATTAAAGATCCTAGGGATATTAATGCCCACAGCAGCAATACCATAGGTAGCCACAATAATCTTATCACTACTAATCGCAACTTCGTCATATTCATCTTTCCTGTCTTTGGCTTTGGTACTACCGCTTACAAATACAGCATTATCGCCTAGTCGTTCGGCCAACATCTTACCAGTGGCAATACGATCAATTAGCACAAGTGTATTGCCTGTGCCATTGACCTTGTTAACTAACTCTGTAATGTAGTCTATGCGTTCTGCATTTTCTGTTAGATATTTTAGTTCTTGTTGATAATCTTTGTACTCAACATGATCAACTAACTGTACAATATTTACATGGCAGTTGGCCAAGTGTCCTGCCTCTTGAAGTTCGCTAGCACTTAACTTGCCCACAACTGTGCCTAGACTGCAGAATATTGACACTTTTTCGTAATCTTCTTTAGGTATTGTGCCGGTTAATCCCCAGCGAATAGGAACATGTGCAAACACACCACACATTAAATCACGAAGAACATCGGCCTTTGCCATATGGCAATTAGATACCACGGCACCTTCTACAATGTAATTGTGATCATTTTCTATATGTAAATTATATACTTCTTGTGGTTTATTTATTTCATTTCTTTTTATTAATTTCATATAAAGCCTTTATTTTTTGTGCTTATTATTTCATGGCTAATGGTTAATTCATCTGCTCGACACCATCCTAAATTAGTTAAGAATTTATGGTTTCCTGTAACTTGTATTTTAACACCATTATCAAATTCTAATTCATACATTTTTTCACTGTGCAAATTGGTCTGATTTTTATGTTGTTTAATTACAGTATCTACTTTAAATTCTTTTGTAGTTTCAGAATAGTTAATAACTTTGTCACCTGGTTGCATATCTTTAATTACTTTGTAACCAGTAGTAGTTAATACCTTACTATCACCATAAAAACATTCATCCACCATGACTAGAACCACGTCTTCAATAAAGTCTGTAATGGTAACATCAGCTTCGTGGTTCTGTGTATTCTTTAAAAGGATGTTTAAACTTTGCCAAGTACAAATAGTATGCGTCTTGCCAAACTCCTTACGGTCTCCAAAGTAAACACCAACATCAAGTCCTAGGTTTTTATAGTCTGCTTCTGTTTGTGTTACTAGACTTTTATTTGGTACAATTACAATACTACGACCATATGGCTCTACTGTTTTACTTAGAGCCGCTGTCATAATAGTCTTACCTGCACCTGTAGCAATCTCTTGTATGCTCTGCGGATTTTGTAAAAAGTTGTTGATGATCTCAACTTGATAGTCGCGGAACACAATAGGTTCTCCAGCATTAGGATGTCCCGCTGGCCAGGCAATATCACCAAAGGTATCTTCTTTAAATTCTGTAAACTCAAACTGTGTGCGGTATGTGCGTTGATCATCTACTTCGACGTCATAACCCTTACTGTCTAAGTAGGCTAGTATGTCTGGTAATAGATTAATATAACTACTACCGCCAAGTTGAAAGAACGCGACTTTGCCGTCCCATCGTCCTAGTCTTACACTAGGTTGATATCGTGCTCCAGGTATTTCGTATTTGAATTTATTAACCAGGTTTTTACGGTCAACAAGATCTAGTCCTTCAATCTTGACGTTGACTTCATCCTTAATTATTAATCTAGCTTGCAAACTGTTGTTCCTTTGGTCATTGTATTATACACTTCTTTAGCAAAGTATACAACCTTTTCTGCTGTCTGTATCCAAATTTGGCGATCTCCGCCGTGCAACATACCAGCACTACTAACCAACAACGGAATACGACCAACGGGCTTACGTGGTATCTTAGTAGTGTATACGACCTGGGCTGTATAATCTATTTCAACTTTACTGTCTAGTGTTTGTATTTGTCCTGGAAAGACCTTATTAAATTCAACCAATAGTCTACCCGATAAATCCGGTTCAAATACAAATATAGGAAAACGATCTGTAGCACGAGCATACTCGGCAATATCCTTAACTAAATTTGGTCCAGTATTTGTATCAACTTTAAGCTGGCGGTTAGCACACAGGCTCCAAAATCGTGTACCAAATTCATTAATAACTGTTTCAGAAATATCTTTACTTACACTATAGCCCAGGGTAGGAGCCCAGTCTATTAATTTAATAATATTGTCCGGGGACCAGCCACCTAAATGTTCAGCGACATATTCCAATAAACTATCAGCGGCGTTAGTTATCCAAACTTTATCGTCACTGTAACATAGTTCTATAACATACGGCTGTGCCTCTCTTGCTAATAGTAATTGCATTAGCGTTTCGACACTACTATCTATTTCAAAATTGTTATTTCGAGCAAAGGTATAAAACCAATTTAAGTTCCACTCAGTTAATGATACGTGCTGTAATTTTTCTGTGCGATCAAATTTAACTAATCCTTTACTTTCCTTGGTCATATCTCTAATCTGTTCAATCAGCCGAACATCATAAGGGAACTTAATTTTAAGAATATCGTTTTCTATCCAAACACGGGTGGTACGATCGATTGTTCGTATTGGTAAACGATATTGTGGAGTTACTTTTAATTCAGAAATATCAAGTTGATGTTTAAACAGCTGACGTTCATACTTGATAATTAACTCTAAGGCCAATTTGGCCTGCTTATCTGTGTATCCTTGCCCGCCCGATGTTTGGGCTGCTAAACTAGGTACGACCTTCATATCATATCGTGCCAGGTTAATAATAGGCTCACATACAGTAAACAAGTTATTGTTGGCCTTACCATTGGGTTCTTTATATCCCCCAATGATTTCCATATAATCTTCAACGTGCGGATGTTTATACATAGGACTAGTATAGCATATTTTTATTGCGAGATCAAATAAAAAAACCCCGAGTATTTCTACCCGGGGTGTGAAACCATAACTCAGGAGCTAGAGCGAGCTATGGGTTGGAGCCTTTCGGCTCCAAAACTTATGCCACCTTCATACAAGTTATTCCACTTCTGTCATAAATAAATATATGAATAACTTTTTACCTAACAAATACACTAAATGGTATTATAATATAATCACTTCTGCTAAATCAACACTAACAGAAGGATATACTGAAAAACACCATATACTTCCAAAAAGTCTCGGCGGAGATAACTCTACCAATAACCTTGTTCTCTTAACTGCTCGCGAACACTATCTATGCCACTTATTACTTGTTCGGATGACCACCGGAACAAATAAAACTAAAATGCTTCGTGCTATGAATGCCTTTAGTATATCAAGTTCAAAAAATCCAAGACGACTAACTACAAGACAATATCAAAAAGCACGATTACTCACTGCCAATGTTCCTGCCTGGAATAAAGGTAAAACTCTTGCCGACTACACACCAGAACAACAAGAAGCATTTCAAAAAATGGCCGAAACTAAACGAGGCTCCAAACAAACTGCTGAATCTAATGCTAAACGCTCTGCTACTATGCGAAATCGAACATTTACTGCCGAACATCTAAACAACTTATCTAAAGCACTTAAAGGTAGAGTTAGCCCAACTAAAGGTATGACTCATCCTAAAACCCCTTGCATACATTGTCACCGTGAAGTTGCTCCTAACATTATGGCCAAATATCACGGTGACCGTTGCAAGTTTAAGTAGCACTACGCATACACGTCACCTCTGCCATAGCTTTCCATTTTAGCGGGAAACTCTTTTTCAAGTCGGCAATCTTAATAGCCATACGCAACGACATCTCACGGAACTTGTTCTTGTTATCTTCCATGTAAGCAATGATTTCGTCTTGTTCACATTGTTCAAACTCGTACGTGTCAAACAAGCCACCATCTTGGGCGATCTGTTTAATACGTAACACCTTGTCACGCATGGTGTCAAGTGTTAAGTCTAGATAATGGCAACGAGATTGTAACGCATCTAAGTGATCACGCAACTTTTGGCTTTTCATTTTGTCAAACTTCAAGTTGGTAATAAAGATTACGCTACCCTTAAACTCGAATGAGTCAGGAACTCCCTCACGACGTAGCATATGACTGTCCGACAACCATGAAATCTTACGTTTCTTGCCGGAGTCCAAGGCACCTTTAAGTAAATTTAAAGATGTGTCATCAAGCAAGATACTATCACAGTCGTCAAATACTAACATACAGTTGGCATCACTGTGCTTATACAAGGCACAATATAGACCAAGGGCACTGGTACTACCTTTAATAACTTCGGCACGTAGACGCTTACCTGAAATTTGATCAAACAAGCAGGCCTTTTCTACAATACGCTCTACACCAAACGACTTACCAACTCCCGGGGGACCCGATACAATCATAGCCCGGATATCACCTGTGGTAGCGGCAGTAGTCATTTCGTCTAGGATCTCAAAACGCTGACGAATACGTTCAATAACTGCTTCGTCAGATTCTGCACTCTCTGTTTCTAAAGCGATGTCTTCGGCTACCGGAGTATTGCCGGCTTCAACAAATTCTGCTTCGCTTACAAACTCGTAATCACTCATTGCTTCGACTTTCACACGGATGTCTTCTGGAAAACCAGGAAACTGTTCACCATTTTTTACAGTAACATAGTTACCTTTTGCTGTCTGCTTAAACTGATCTACTAGTTGGAATACACGACCAGAAACATCTGTTGCACGATAAGCACCTGCTTTGATACGAATAAAGGCTGTTGTCATTCTAGCTCACTCCTTATTGTTAATATACTACTATTATATAAAATAACGAATTATGGGTCAACTATTTGCGGTAGCGTATGGGCTGTATTCTTCTGTGTCTAAAAACAACACCGTTTTGTTAGTAAC